ATGAAATTTAAAAAATGTCTTCTGCCTGTGGCAATGTTAGCGTCATTCACTCTGGCAGGATGCCAGTCAAATGCTGATGATCATGCTGCCGATGTTTATCAAACCGATCAACTGAATACCAAACAAGAAACTAAAACCGTTAATATTATTTCCATTCTTCCCGCAAAAGTTGCCGTAGACAACGCCCAAAATAAACGGAACGCACAAGCCTTCGGCGCGCTTATTGGCGCTGTCGCTGGCGGTGTTATCGGCCACAACGTCGGGTCTGGCAGCAATTCCGGAACGACGGCAGGTGCAGTTGGCGGCGGAGCTGTAGGCGCGGCAGCGGGTTCGATGGTGAATGATAAAACCTTAGTGGAAGGTGTTTCTTTAACATATAAGGAAGGCACCAAAGTGTATACCTCCACCCAGGTGGGTAAAGAGTGCCAGTTTACGACAGGTTTAGCCGTTGTTATTACCACGACGTATAACGAAACGCGTATTCAGCCAAATACCAAATGTCCTGAAAAGAGCTAATAATCAGGAGGAGTCATGAAGAAAGTTTTTCTTTGCGCCATCTTAGCCTCCTTAAGCTATCCGGCTATCGCCTCATCATTGCAGGATCAACTCTCGGCTGTCGCAGAAGCGGAACAGCAAGGTAAAAATGAAGAGCAAAGGCAGCATGACGAATGGGTCGCGGAGCGCAACAGGGAAATCCAGCAAGAGAAGCAACGTCGCGCAAACGCCCAGGCCGCGGCTAATAAAAGAGCGGCAACGGCAGCGGCGAATAAGAAAGCTCGTCAGGATAAACTGGACGCCGAAGCCACTGCGGACAAAAAACGCGATCAAAGTTATGAAGATGAGCTACGCAGCTTAGAGATTCAGAAACAAAAACTGGCGCTGGCGAAAGAAGAAGCCCGCGTCAAGCGCGAAAACGAATTTATCGATCAGGAACTGAAGCACAAAGCTGCGCAAACCGATGTGGTGCAATCTGAAGCTGACGCAAACAGAAATATGACTGAAGGCGGTCGCGATCTGATGAAAAGCGTGGGTAAAGCAGAAGAGAACAAATCGGACAGCTGGTTTAACTAAGCGATGTCAGTAACTTCAAGCCTATGATTCGTGAGTATAAAAAACCCTCTGTAGTAACAGAGGGTTTTGTTCATTCATAGTGCAGGGTTCAAATCATTCCCACTCAATTATTTACGGATACCATAACCAATTGAGTGATAACATTTTTCCAAAGATGAATTTTTCTCGTACCGTTTTATATACCGTCACCGGAAATCAGTACCATGAAAAATGCCATGCTATCTGGTCAGGGTGTCGTACTGTTTTTCGCAGACTCTTCCGGCTTCGGCTGCCCGGTCAGCATACTCTGCCAGTTGTCTATTTCTCTCGAGAGATTTGCTGAACACGTCGGCAAGCAAAACTCCGGTGTCTGCGGCTGACGACCCAGCGCCGACAATGGCGTTATAGTGCCTGAGCTGCTCACGGATGGCAACGAGCTGTTGCTGCAACCGGCCAGCGCGAGCGGCAGCATCAAGAGCATCATTGCGCGCCTGGTCGATCCTCTGCTGCGCTTCACGTTCATTGATCGATTTCTCCTGTTCGTAGTGCTGACGAATTCTCTCATCTTCGGTTTTGCGGTCTTCTTTCGCCTGTGCATACCCAGCGTCGTACTGACGACTGCCGTGCACATTCCAGGCAACAACTCCTGATATGACCAGAACAGCAAGCACCGCCATGATAATCAACTGTTTACGGTATGCTTTTACGAATGACCAGATCATACAGCCAGCACCTTACTGGCAGTGACGTACCGCGCGCGCCGGTCGTCGATGCCATTCCTGCCACCATTGATAATCAGAGTTACACGTGCAATATCGCCGGTATACTTCATGCAACCTTTGCTGGAGAAGAACCACGCCGCGCTACGAGCCGCGTATTCGTCCTGCGCCAACAGTTCAGGATTCTCCAGCAGGTCCACTTTCAGGCCGTTTCCGCAATCACGATAGTTATTCAAACCGGTAATCTGGATAAGTCCGCGGCCACGGTAATTCCAGCCATCGCCTGGGGCATTGTTCCCCATGCGTTTGCTGTACACCAGATTGGCAATCGCTCGCTGGCGCTCGAGTGGCAATGGTGGTTCACCAGCATGGCGACCCAGCGCATTAGCCTGCCCCTGAGTGAGACGCCCAGCCCGAACGAAGTTAGCCAGTCCGCTGACACTGTAGTTGAAATTCTCCTGCAACCTGGTGAAGCCCCCAGACTCATGCCCGACTTGAGCAATAAACATTGCCTGATCTTCTGCTTTGCTGATACCAAACTCTTTCATCGCAGAAGTTATATGCGAGAACCAGCGTGCGGCCAGCGCCTCGCTAATACCAGCAGCTCGCTGGAATTGTTTAATCTCCATGTTTAGACCTCGATATTTTGAAAATCTGAACAACGTTACCGCGTGTTTTAATAACCGCGGCAAGCATGACAGCGTTGATAATGACCTCAGATAAATCCACAGCCATTGGCGTGCGTAACCAGATTGCATAGACGACACGAACAGGAATACTGGCCGCAGCAACAATAAGGAAATAAGCAAGCCACCCTCCCCATCTTCGATGTTGAGAGCCGTTACGCCGGAATGTGACAACGCGAATTGCTATGCCAGTACAAATAACTGCATTGGTGATAAGCAAAAAAAACTCATGCGTTACCATCGTCTTTTCTCCCCGGAATTAAATCGCGTGGATTGTCTGAACGGTGGTAGAGCCATATACCAATACGCACAGCGACAATTGCTGACACGAATGCGCCAGCAGAGAAAACAATCCCTTTTTCAAAAGAGTCCTGCGTGATGGTAGGGATCAGGCTGGCTATGCCGATAAGAATTGATGCTGCTGGTTTGTAGAAAAGAAGTCCACAGAGAAAGCTAAGCATCGATAAGAGTACGCGACGATGAATTGGATACTCTACCGCAGAGGTAACAAAAATTACCGCACCAGCAAGAGCACCGAGCGCCACCTCTGGCGGAACGCCTACGATAACTGCAGCAAGAGAGCTCATACTAAGCCATTGATTTAAAGAATCAGTAGTTAGATGGGCTGACATAATGAACACCGTTTATTACGCATAACAATCTCCTTACTATTGAAGATGCACACATAATAAACCATTTAAGGATAATAGTTACCTCAAAACGCTGTATTTCTGCCTTCTACGGCAATGAAAATTTCGTTCAGAAAATGGTCTAGTGTACCTCTCAGTCACAATTAAAGAAGAAAGAAGCCGAACTTACTTCGTAATAAGCAATCCGGCTACTAAGATTAATCCTCAATGTTTAGCTACTTTTAAGCATTGCAAGACGTGATTCTATTTTTTCGATTCTTCTACGCAAATAAGCTGACTCAAGCCATAAACACTGGTCAGTACGGATACCCCACCTATTTCCAGCCTTGCAAACCAGAGTTCGCTCTTCTGTTTCGTATTCTTCTTCCATCTCAATTTCGACGCCATCCACAACTTTAGTGATCATCCTTACCGCCATCACTGGCGCGTATTTATCATCCCATTCATCGTAACAGAGAAGGCCAAATCTGGTTCCATCAATCCCATGCGCGAGGAAAGTGTCTCTCACTTGTTGTGCTATAACACCAAAATGCCAGCGGGCACCATCTCCCTTTTCCCTGACGGCATCAAGCCAGCGAAAAGCTACAATCCTGATATCTCCCCATGCATCCAGAATTGCATCACCTTCATAACCACGAGACATATACAAGCTGAGCTCACTTGTACTAATCGGTTCACTTTTTTCTCTACCATCTGATGTGTTTATCGAACCGTTCGCAGAATAAACCTGTGCCCATCTAAATGATGGTGCACCAAGAGATTTGCTGTTATCAATAATTGGTGAAAAATTACCTTTAATGGCAATATTTCCAGAGTCGCCGAATATATTAATAACTGCAGAGTCATCACCATGGTTTTTTACGCTTAAGTTTCTTGATGAAATATTTATATCTTTGTTATATCCACTAACATTAATCCATCTTTTACCATCAATGTGATACCCGTAAATATTTCCGTCTGATTGTTCGTCAGGTGACTCTCTAAGAACAATAGCATCTACTCCAGACGACCATTGTATTTTTGTATCTGTAGGCCTCCAGTTCTTTATAATGAACGAACCATCAGTAAACTCCGTTTTTATTTGTCTATTGTCTACAAATGCGTCTCTTGGTTTAAACTCACTTGTGTTAACGCTGCTCTGAAGATCAGAAGCAAAAAATCTAAGATTTCCTGTATAACCCTGAGTCTCGGTCAGGTTATACGCAATCATAATTCCATTTTCAAACTCAGATGATGTTATTTTAACATCACGGCAATCACCAAAAATGCAATTTCCTTTATCAAATGTTGTTTGAGCTTTGAATTTATCAAACCTTAAATTACGAACAGGGAAACCATCAACCTCTAATGCAAAGGATGCAGGAAGGCCAAAGTATTCTGATGGCTTACCTGATGTATGATCAAGAGTAGTGGCTACTGTATTCTCAAAAACAGTCCCGCTAAAATTATTACCAATTGACGGAAACCTGATTACACTTATTGTACCTTGTATTTCAGGAGAAATACCAGATAGTGTGATGTTAGCTCCATCAAATGATGCATCTGAATACGTATATACTGATTCACTGCCAGCAATTTTAAACTGTTTAACTGAAGTTATTCTCATCGACTTTTTATGTTTAAATGTCACTGAGCTTTCAGTATTACTTACAAGATCAATCTGAGGGCTATTCCTTATCGCGATCCCTGACTGGACATAAACGTTATTAAAGTGCGTTTTTTCAGGATTTCCCTTCATTGAAAGGCTCCCGTCATTTTCTGTCAGTAGTAGTCCTTTTACCCTCCAATAGCCGACAATCTGTACGTTATCAATAACTGAATCACAGCTATCGTATACATGCAACCCTATATCCCAGTCATCACCCAATGAATAAGAATCAGGGTTATTGTATCCTTCAATACCATTTTTACTTACCATTATTCTCAGGTTGCGTAACTGTGATGCCCTGTTGATACTAACAGCTACGCTCATGGCTTTTGGTGTAGCAGGAGTAACACCTACAGAATCTTCATTTGTAAACTCAGTGAACTTACAAGATATCCCTTCAACAATTTTAACTGGTCTTTCATTAGAGATGTTAAAAAAATATTTGTTTTTTTCTCCATCACCAGTAAATACAAGATGGGTTCCTTTACTCCAACTTTTTAATAATCTTTCAGGCGCTGGTCTATATGTATCCCAATAATCAATGCCATCACCAATTAATGACACTCCAGGAGGCACATCTATGTTCTTAGAAATCATCCATTTACCTGCAGGTATTCTAACGACACTTGCACCAGAATTTATCGCATTAATTAACCATTCAGACGCATCAACTTCAAAATTTAATGCAGCATATCTTTGCTCAAACGGAACAAAATCAAGAGCGTTAACGTTATCCCGCATCTTATCCTGGAACGTTCGGTATACTGCTCCAGAACCATACTGAATAAACCAACCAAAACCACCAACAACTCCGGCGATTGCAGCATCAACATAATTACGCATTGAGCGATTATTTACAGCATCCTGCTCAAGTGATGGATCTGCAAGGTTAGAAATTCTGTTTTGCTTTGCATCGTAATATTTTGCAAGCAAAGATGGTTTCATCAATGCACGTCTGAACCACCCAAAACATTGCTGGATCAGCATCGTCAGGTAGTCAAAAGCATCTTCATGCACTTCGGGGAAAAATTTTCCCTGATTGCGAAGGTCTGTCTCCTGCACTACATCAAGCACACGATCTATCGTAATTCGCCATCCAGCAGCAAGCGGCGACGGAAGAACAACAGAACCGCCACTATAAGTGCCCGCCCCAGTTACCGTATAACCGGTATCCAGAACCAATTCTGTTACGTTCCCGTTCAGGTCAGACACCTGAACAACCAGGTCGGATTTTTTGAAAATACGGAAGGTATACGGAAATGATGTCGTAGCGCCGTTACCGGTGTATTCGTTGTGGTCAACTTCGGTTGAGACCGTCATGTTAAATCTCCAGATAGTCGCAGCACCCGTTGCGCCGCATATCTGGTTATTCTATTACCTGAAAAACCACATATGGATAGATAACCCATAAATACGAAAAGATATTACCTTTCAGGTAATTTGCAAAACGTGCTGGATAGCAAACAAATTATTTGATACTGTATATTTATACAGTTATTGCATGGAGAAGATAAGATGCAGCAGTATCACTATCCACTGGAAGACGGATTTACCGAAAGGATTCACACGCCGGGAGGCGTCAGGTCACTGGTGGAGGGATCGCACTTGATGAAATTACTCCGGGATCTCGATAAGGATGGATTTAATGTCGATGGCCCACTTGCCGAACTGACTGCACTGATTAACTACGTCACCAGCTCACAGATGTCTATGCGGGATCTGCAAACACATCTCGACTATTGTGCCGAACAATTACGAAAACAAACCAGATAAGGTTTGCAATTACCAAGTGGAGTGCTTATATTTACCTTTGCGGTAAATTTACATCGCACTCCTCTTGTGCCATAGTAATCGGGTACTGGCAAAATCCAGTGCCGGGATTGGCGTCCCGAGTTACTAAGTGGCGCATACCACGCCAGACGTGGTTTTTTTATGCGTTAAGCACAGCTATATCCGAATTATGGTGGGCTGGGCAGGGGTCCGAAAGGACGCCGGTACCACTTAGGCCGGTACGCCAACCTTGTCCAGTTCACCACCAGTAATTGGCGTTGCGGTGGTGATTAAAATCACTAAGTGGAGATAACCACCATGGCTAATGCTCAAACTGCCATCTTCAAATTTGAATCTGTTAACCCTATCCGTTCCATCATTATCGATGGCCAACCATGGTTTGTAGCCCAAGACGTTTGTAGTGCGCTGCGTATCCAAAACGTCACCCAAGCACTTGAAAAACTGGATGATGATGAAAGGTCTATGTTCAACATAGGGCATGAACATCGTGCAATTTTTGACAGCCGAGTAAAAGAGATCAACATCATCTCCGAGTCAGGCCTCTACACACTGATCCTCCGCTGCCGCGATGCGGTGACACCAGGCACTATCCCCTACCGCTTTCGTAAATGGGTTACAGGTGAGGTTCTTCCTCAGATCCGCCGCACCGGAAGCTACATTAAAAACTCGCTCCCGCAGGAAGAACGCATAAAGATGGTTGCCGACCAGGTAGCCAACGCCACGGCGTCAGCAGTAATGCAGGCGATGAAGATAGAGAACAAAACCTACAGTGCCCCACTGAAGCCCGGCTACCGTAGCCTGATTCATTCGCCGTCTGGTGTTCTCGGCCTGACGGAGAACTCACTGCTGATGAATCTGCTAAACCAGTTACAGGAAGACGGGCACGATGTATCGGGCGCGGCGGCGGAGCTGACCACCATGTTCTGCTACATCGTCGGTGTGAGTAAATGCCTGCGTGATATCCAGACCCACGCGGAGTACATCAACGACAAGGCAGGGTTCTTCTGACGGCGGCGGCACAGGGATGTGCCTTTAAAATAATCATTGGCGATGTGATGTAGATTCGCGTAATATTACCTTAAAGGTAAACCATGTGTTTACATGAGGAGGAGATATGGGATTTTGGTTCGCTCGTACAAAAACGAGGGATAATGCACCCAGCCCTCAGGCAAAAAATGCAGAAGTTCCGGCGTCAGCGCAGGTTAACAAGCGTGGTGGAGTATATATCTCATCACAGCAAATTTCTGAGCTTCCTGAGGTTAAGGAGATGCGTCGTCTCGCTGCTGCAATTGTTAAACAGGATCTTGCCACTGTAAGGAAGTAGTGTTGCTAGCTCTTCTAATTATCCCAATCCTGGTTAGCGGTTATATTATGATAACCGCTAACCAGTATCATTATTTCCGTTTATACCGACACGAAGGCCAGCTTCTTTATATGAAGGTAGCGGCACTAGGTACATATTGCCTTGTTGCATCAGTAATAATTGCAGCCGCTATAAAATATAAATGGCCTGATTTTCACCTAGTTCACGATATGGTGGAAACTTTTAATGTAACATCAAAACCAGAAACAGATAGAATTTACATGTGGCTGCTTCTTCTCTCAGCCACATCAATTTGCTTCTCTTTGTGTTATGTATCTTTTGTTTGGCTAAAAGATCTTCTTTTAGGTTGTTTTTATAAACGTGATATTTATGACAAAATATCAGAGGCAATGAAAGCTAGAGTATTGCGAAAAACGTACTCCCAGGGTTCTTTAGATTTGCTATTGCTTGATGCAATCGAATCAGATCCTAAGAAACCAATGTTAATTACTTTATCATCAAATAAAGTATACGTTGGAATAATAAATGGTTCTGGTGAGCTAACGGAAAATCAAGGGCCACACCAACACATATCTTTTGTTCCTTTAATGTCAGGGTACAGAAACAAAGAAAATTTATCTGTTACATTTACAAACGCTTACCCAGGTGAAATCCAAATTAAGCGCAGTGCTGCGATAAAAGGGATAAGCAAAAAGAAAGTTCAAGGTCTAGAAATTATGGTATCTATAGACGAAATAAGTCATATATCATGGTTTGACTTTGAAGTATATAAGGCAACAAATAACAAAGTAGAAACAAAGGGGCATGTTGTTAATGTGACCAAAAATGGTCGCAACATATACTACAGAAGTGGCAGGAAATAATTTTTACGCAGTTTAGGTGGCTTATATGGATAATACTATCTTAGGCGCATTGATAGGTGCAGTTATTGCTATAGTTTCTACTTACATAAGTGCAAGGCAAGGATACAAAAACAGCATAAAATTAGAGCGCGAAAAAATATTAAGAGATAAACGTGAGCAATTATTCACAAATTGCATACTTACTGAAAAAGTCATAGCTTCAAGCGAAGTGGCTATTCTCAATTTTGTTAACAATGCCAGTTACCACTCTGGTAGTAAATTTGACACATCAAAAGTCAATCCGTTGCAAACGATGGAAATGCTAATAAACATATACCTTCCTGAGTATAAAAAAGACTTACAAGAACTCAATAATTTGTATAACAAGTTTCACAATTACTACTCTCAATATACATGTGCACATACCTTCAAAAATATGCCTGATAATGAGAAGTCGAAGTTTATTGAGGAAGCTGATTCTTATGCAAAAAAGATATATGGCAAACTTAATGATATTAAGGACAAGATATCATTTAATTCAATAGTATAACAACGATACTGCCGCTGACGGCTCCCGCTGCGGTGGGCGTTCTGCGGATTCCCGCCCGGGCGGAGGCGGCATTCGTTAAAAAACAAGGCCGCGAAAGCGGCCTGTGACATGTCACGCTACATTGATATATGATTCATAAAGTAGCTTAGAGATTTACTTCCCAGAAAAGAAATTTCTTTTCCTGGATATGTCGCAATAATTGAGCATGACTTATCCCCGTTAGAGGTAACAAATCCTGAATAACCTACTTGTTCTTTACCATTTTGTTGCTTGGCTAAAAAGTAGAGGTAGCTTATCTTTTTGCCCTCTGGGTAAAACTCTGCCAAACCAGTATCGGTGATTGAATATTTTATTCTCCCGCCTTGAGTAACGTTTTCCATCTCAAGTTTAGCTATGTCTTTTCTGTTGTATTCAGCATTGATTTTCCTTTCGAAATCAATGTTGTTTTCAAATGAGTAGGAAGCAACAGTCTGAATAGATGGGAACACGTTTATCTGGATGCCTCCACAGTCGGCACAGGTATAAAGGTATGAATCAGATGGAATCCCCATAAAAGAAAACTGAGTTACCTTAAATTTATCGCTATCTCCAAAGTATTGAAGTTCGCATTTAACATTTTGCCCTGCAAAAGAAAATGCAGACATCAATATTGAAACAAAAAATATAATTGCCTTCATTATTATTTACCTAGCATGAACTGCGATGGTGGGATCAGAAAGTCGTTACCCTGCTCACGCTCAACACGGCGCTGATAACGCTCAAGAGAGCCTGGGTCAAGGGCATCTTGTATCCTGTTCAATATTAAACCATTCATCGCCGTACGAAGCCAGAACACGTTGAGGAATGGCGTATTGTCAAGTGCCGTGCGATACCAGTCACCCAAATCTGCATCCCCTCTCGTGGTCTGCTGGAGCAGCGTGATAATGCTGTCAGCGTTCGATGCTGCCGGTCCCATTAGCGACGTAACCGGCCCGGCCCCCATGCGGTTGACCTCGCCAAACATGAAGTCACCCAAGATGCCAAGACCGCCCCCCTGAGATGCGGCTGCGAGAAACGTCTTGGCATCTGCCGGGCGTGGTGTTTGCCCTTTCAGCATGAGTTTTGACTGCATGGAGATATAACCAAACATAGTCGCCCAGACAAAGAGGTTTGCAGCACCAAGGAAAGCCCCCTTCCCGTTACGTAGCAGCGCATTCGTCAGCGATCCGGTTTTCGACTCACCAAGCCCAGCAGGAATATAACCACGCCCGAATACTTCGCGTCCTAGTACGTTCTGCATGAAGCTTGCAGTGAACGATTTGTATTGACCAGCGAATCGTATTGCTTCCCCAGCCACCGTTCCTGGCACCGTGCCCATCTTCATAAACGCCTGCGTGCGATCGCCAGGCTCTGACATGGCGATATTCAGGCGGTCAAGGATGTAGCCGCGCAACTGCCCTTCCAATTGATCGCGTGCGTCAGCGATAGCGCGCTGCGTTGGTTTGATCCCCTTACTCTCTACATAACCGGCAATCACTTCGTCAGGCACGCCGCGCATGCCGCTGGTCGTCATGAACTTACGACCTTCGCTATCGGCCATGTCCATGTTACGAAAAATTTCCCACTCACGTTCGCCAATACCGTGCAGATCCAGCACGCGTCGCAGGTCTTCCGGTAGCCGCGCATGAGACTGGTCAGCATTCTTTGCAAGCCAGTTGGTTATCATCATGGCGTTGCTGTTACGACCGCTCTCGGTCCAGAAGTTCATGAGGTTGTACTTAAAGAAAAGCTGCTGCGCGCGACCAAGTTTTCCATTCAGCGTGTCATCACCAGATATGCGCCGGATGATTTCCTGCGTCATGGAGTCGGAATAAACTCCGATAGAGGAAAGGATCTCTTTCTGCTCCGCGCTGTTGTAACGCGTGAAGCGGCCTCTCATAGCACCAAGCAACGCCTGCATAAAATTCTGCCCTTGGTAGCGCATCTCGGTAGCGGCGATAGGCACGTCGTTAAACGATGAGATTACCGCGCCACCAAGCTGGCTCATACGCAACCAGCCGCGTACAGCCGCCGACGCATTGGCCCAGCCTACGCTGCCAGGAATATTTAGCGAGCCGTCAACCTGCGGCATTACGGTACGGTTAATGCGACGCACCTTCGTCATGTAGTCAGCCAACGCTGCCGGTCTTCCGGATTTGCTGATATCTTCAGCAATGGTGTCCGTCAGGTACTTAAACATGTTCTGTGGGTTAGTGCCCAGTACGCGCATCATGCCCGTTGTGCGGGCAGCGCTGTTTAAGCCACCAAACAGCGCCTCTCGCAGGCTGCCGGTGCCGAATTGCTGGTTGTACTCGTGCCACGAGATACCATCTTTGAAGTGCAAAATTCGCTCTTGGCTGGCGCGTTTAGCTGCGTTCGCCGATCCCTTAAAGCCATTCATCCAATCTGGCTTTTCAGATGTAAGATGCACGCCGGAAGCCAGCCCGTTATAAATGTTACGCATGAACTGCTCGCGGTCAGCCACGCCGTCAAAAGTGCGCTCATCAAGGCGCGGGAGAATAGCATTTCGCCATGCTTCATAACCTGCGGCGCGGATCTTCATGATGTCGTGTGACTGGCGCACTATATAGCCCGGCTCTTTGCGTATCCATGCCCCGGCGCGGTTCTCATCAATGCGCGCAGTTTCCTGCCATTTCATGATGATTTGTGCAGCGCTTACGGATTGCTTTGTCATACCGTCAGTTGACTGCCCGCGCCCTATGCGCCACATTGCATCGGCAATTTCCCTGTCATTGCTGCCGCTGGCGATGAATTGCACCAGCCCGGCACGGTCAAAATCGTAGTTGATACCGGAATGATACTTGCCGCGCAGTTGCGCCACCTCCGAAGATACCGACCGGCGGGCGCCGGTACGCGCATCGTTGCGGCCAACCAGCATTGCTTCAAGCCCGATATCCGGGCGGTCTTTCCAGATAGTACGAAGCTCTCTAAGTCGTTGTGCGGCAATACGGGTGTTGATTGCCTTATTGCGAGCCTCAATCTGTTTTGCCAGCATATCGGCATTGCTCAGTTCTTCCGCTGCGCGCATCGCGGCCTCTTCCAGAGACAGCGCCTCATTGGTCGCCAGAATTCGCCTAGTGGTGTCGTTCATGTCACGCACCAGCGACTCCATCTCATCGGAAGAAAGCTCGCGACCAGCGGCAGCATTTACACTGCGCTCGCACTGCGTCAAAAATTCGTTTGCTGCCATCACATCCCCCGGTTAATCATACAGGCGGCAAATGCCCGGAAAGCGTTGCTCATGCTATTGTCGCTGGCGTCGGCACGAATATCATTGAGTTTCTGGCGCAACGTGGTCGCAAGATCAGGGTTATCGACAGCGATATCGTCAAGCAGGGCGTTACTCAGGTTGAGCTCGTTATCAAGGTCTGCAGCGGCAGCGGTAATTTCATGATCTGCCTTTTGCGTTTCTTGATAAACCCGATCGGCTGTTTCGCTTGCTGGGCGAGCCGTTTCATCAACCTGCCGTGCCGGATTCTGTATGCGATGGATGGCGCGTTCACGCAGTGCCGGTTTGTGCAGTTCATAGAAGGGCTCAACATCTGGGCTACGTCCTTCCATCATGTGTGCCAGCGCAGCGCGATACGCCTGCTGGTTCACGCTCCAGTCAGCATCCCTGATGGCGCTTGCGGCAGTGCGAACTGCGCCAGCGACCGGCGACATCTGCATGCCGTCCAGGATCTGCTGCGCACGCTCGGAAATGGTGACTTTCAGGTCGTCGGGGATCTCGCCGCGGGAAATCTGAGACTGGCGCCAGCGCGCCTGCTCTGCTGTCGCGTTCTGCTCCAGCGATGTGTTGATCTCCTGATTGCGTGCAGCGATGGCGTCTTTCTCGGCCTGAATCTCTTTCAGTGCCCTAGAGCGCGCATCCTTAAACTTCATCCGCTTCCCCTGATACTTTTTGGTGCGCTGTTGCAGCGTCGCATCAAGCGAGTCAGCATGACGTTGATTAGCCGCAAGCTCGGCACGCAGGTCGGCAACGTTACCGATCTGCCCGCTCTGTAACTCCTGCTGGCGCGCCATATAGTCAGGAACCACGTCGTCATAAGCCCGGCTGTATGCGTAGCTCTCCGCTTCACTGGAAATGGCCGCCGCCAGATCTGCGTTAGCGCCAACCTCAGGGATATTCACGCCCGCCGGAATGTTGTCAGGCGTTATCACCGGGGTTGGCTGCGCATCGCCAGAAAACGCCGGGGACTCTCCCGTTGCAGCATCGGGAACGCGACGCGGTCGCACGATATCGGCGATAAGGCCGCCGCCGGCATGCATTAGACCGCCAGCCATCGTGTTAAAGAAAGTACTTTCCAACGCGTTGCTATAGGTGAAGTCGTCACCTTCCGCCGCCGCTGCCAGCCCGGTAAGCGGCACGGTCACCACCGCCTGCGCTGCCCCCATGCGTGCACCAGCAACAAATCGCTCGCCAAATCGGCCAAGCACAGAAGCTGCCTTTGCTTCTCCAGCGAACGGAACCAGCGCCAGCGCCACGTTACCAGGATCTGCCATTGAACCAGCTAGGCTGGCTGCGAAATTAAGCGGCGTGGCTACCCACCCGCTCGGTGCCGACATCGCAATCTGCTGGCGTGCCAGAGAATCTTTGCGTTCGGCAATAACATGATCGAGAAAAGCCTGCGTAACGCCAGAATCTGGCACGTTTATGCTCTTTACGCCGTACTGCTTCAGGAGCTCATCTGCGTCCTGCTTACTGATAACTGTAGAGTTTGGGTCATTCGCCAGCGAGTCGGCCTGCGCAAAGCGGTAGCCGGACATGACCGGCCCCTCTTCAAATCCCTGCTTAAGGGAAGAAAGCAGCGATTCGCCAAGCCCTGCTGGCGCGTTGCCAATTGGCTGGTTAATGCCCTGTCCCGGATCATCTGTGTAAATTGGCATGTTATCGTCCTGATTGCTGGCCGTTCTGGAAAATGTTAATCAGGTTGTCGCGCTGACTTTCTGCGCTGTATTCCTTAGACTGTCCGGGAGTATATTTCACCGGAGTATCAATGAACTTGGTAATGCTGTTCCATACTGATCGGTTGGTTGTTCCCAGTTTCGCCAGATCGTTGAACGGCACCGTAATCGGGTTGCCGTCGGCACCGTTGACGATCAGCCCGTTGAGCATCAGGGTAAGTCCTGTTTCGTCGCTGTTGGTAACCCACTGCGCATTATCACGAATGCGGGAGATACTCTGCTCACGGTTGACCTCATCAGGTAGCCTTGGGTCACCAATAAGCGGCATAATCTGATCTGCTGACAGGTTTTTCAGATACGCATTGGCACCATCGTTAACGTCACGAATATCTATCCCTGCACGCTTAGGTAGCCGCCAAGTGCCATTGGTCTGATACTGCTCGCCGAGGATGTCCTGATACGCCTGTTTTGCTGCATCAGACGCCGACATTCCGCGCTGCATGTTGATGTAAGTAAGTCGTTTTCCCTGCTCGTTGAAGTTATTCCACACGGCAGTGCCACCAGGCTGAACAACCATCGTGCCAGCAAAATCTTTCGATTGGTCATTCCATGACGAGTCGGCGCTATCCGCGTCGGTTTTCTCAAGACTGCCGCGTAAGTCAGCAGTTTTAACGCTACGGTTTTGCCAGAGCGCATTTGCCGCGCGCGGGTTCTCGGTAGCCATGACAACCTGCAACGCAGGATAAGCGCTCTTCTGAACCTGCTGCATCACCTGATCCGAGTATTTTCCGAACGACTGCGCCACCGACTGAATGGCCTTTACGCTAGATTCCTGCGTGTTGTCAATACGCTGCAGTACGTCGTTGACCATGGACTCCGGTAAAACTTTTTTGCTCATTATCCCCAGGCGGTCTTTTTCAGACTGTATGCGGGAAACTAGGTATTCACCAGATGAAGGGTCATTGAGGTACTGCTGGAATGCAGCCTGCACAACCGGAGAGTTTTGTTGCAGCCATGCCCCCGGATCCGCTTCCCGCGCCTTCAGTACCTGCCCAAGCTTGACCTTTGCCGATGCATAAAGCTCGGCTTTGTATTTAAAGTCAGGGTCGTTTTCCTGCGGTGCCATTGCCTGCACGGCGGCGGTACCCTGCTGGACGTTGCCCTGCATGATGGTCTGATAAACAGGTTGTAGCGTCATTGCCTGCTGGTATTGCTGGAAGGTTTTTTCCATCTGCAGGCGCTCGGCAGGCGCAGCCTGAAGCGGCATAACGGCGGCCCATTCGTGCGCTGAAATAGGCGTCACCTGCTTACCGGCCTCAATTTTGGATAGGTCGTCCTGCATTCGACTCTGTAGCGCAACGCGACCGGCTGAAGCCTGCATGTCGTACATGCCAGCAACCTTGCTCATCATCTGCGACTTTTTGTCCGGACTCATGGCGTTCCAGAATGGCTGTGCGATGAGGTTTTCCATCGTCGCAGATCCAGGAATAGCTCCAGCACTGCCAGTTACTTTTGCCACATAATTGCGCGTCTCGTCGTATGGGATAGCTGCGGCAAACTGGGCGTTACTGACTTCGCCTGTGCGCGGATCGCCAATCTGTTTAATCCAGCCGTCAACCTTTCCTGGGCCAGCGTTATAGGCAGCTACTGCCAGAACCGGGTTATTGTCGTATTTCTTCATCTGCGCGCCGAAATAAGCTTGCCCCAAGCGGGCATTATAGCGCGGGTCATTCAACCATTTATCTCGGTCCCACGGCACACCAGCAAGGCGGGCAGCTTCGGGGCCAGTATCTTCCGTCACCTGCGCTACGCCAACAGCGCCTTTTGGCGACACCAGAGGTGTTCCGTCCTTTCCGTACTGATTTCCGCCACTCTCCTGCCAGATTATTGCAGAGAATAACTGCGCCTCACTCGGTGTATCGGTTACCTCAATCTTGCCGTTCGGCCCCATCATCTGTTGATACATCGGCACATACCACGCCTCCGCCGCACCGTTCGCGGCATTCTCGCGCCACGAAACCCAGTTCTGTTCGATCTCTTCCTGACTCTGGCCGTGGGCTTCGCCGTAAGCGATGATGCTATGATATGCCTTCAATCCTGCCTGGTTTGCCATTGTCGGGTTACGGAACTGCATCGATAGGTTTTTTAGTGTCGCATCCTGCATATCCGCCTCATACTGGCGAACCTGCCCTATCTCGTGCCGCCCGGCCTGCGTAGTGAACTGAATACGCTGCTGCTGCGCCTGCTGCATGAAAGCATTACGAGCCTGTTCATCCGGCAGCGACATAGCCAGTTGTTCGATCTGAGCATCAAACTGCTGCGTATACTCCTGACCTTTTCCAATAGCATTTTTCCCTTTCAGGTTAAGCAAACCTGTTTCAGGGTTATTCAGCAGATCACTGCTTATCTGACTGAGGTTAAGAGATGCCTCCTGAGCCAGAGCGATATTGGCACGCTGTTTTGCCTGACCAAAAACATCAATTGCCTCTGTCCCTGCCCGAACAAAAGCATCACCAATACCTGGCTGAGAAAACGTCTGCAAGCCTGCTGACTGAACTCCACGGCTCTGAACCTGACGGCCGGATACTGTTGGTACGACTGGCATTATAATCCTCCTGGCAATCTGGTTCCTGCTGCTGCCCCGATTGGCGCAGGAGTGCTTTGAGTAAACGGACTCCACGTCCCACCAAACATCTGGTACGCACCGTATGCCTTCAGAGGCGCAGTGAGCAATGTTGTTGCTGCTCCCACATTCCCCTGTTTACGGGCTGAACTGGCTTCTGCTTTATAGTTGGCAGCCTGAACCTGATAACCGTAAGCCTCGCGTTGCGCGTTATTCACCGTCGTCAGCGAATCAAGAGCGCCAAACTGGGCAGTGTCGCCAAATATATCCAGCGCGTTACCTGTAGATAAATCAGCGCCGGTAGCCCCCATTGTCGCCGCCTGTGTACCAAGCCGCTGTCGGGTCTCTCTGCGCCGTTGCTCAGCTTCAGCGTTACCTCTGTTTATTGCATCATTTGCCTGAGCTGTGGCTATATCTGCGTTCGCTTCTGCAACCTTCGAGGCATACTTTCCCTGTTGGTACTGGGTGTATGCCTGAATGCCACTCATGGCGAGCATTGCGCCACCAGCAATAACCGGATCGCACATTATTTTCTCTCCATGTGAAATCTGTGGAAATTAAGACCAAGAGCACCATAAGGCGCGGCTTCTTCAAGCCTGAATCCAAGCCAGTGCAGCCATGCTTTGGCAACATGGTTTCGCTCGTCGACGTAGTTTTCCAGGTGCGGATAAACTGCCAGCATCTGCTGCAATACAGGGCGGCAGTGGCGAAGAAATGTCTTCTGATATTTTTCAATACGGCTGGTTCCTACCAGCCAGGGCGTACCATTGCCACCGATCATTGACGCCGGAGATACGCCAAACATGGTTACCAGTTCTCCGTTCGCAAATCCTGACCAGGCCATAGTCGCAGTGCGAAGACCAACACGCAGCGCATCTTCGGTAGTCATCAGCGATACCGCATACAGTTCGTCAATATCAGCCTGACGAACATCCGGCAAAATCATCTGAAGATGCTCTTCGGTAGCGGGAACAATTCGAACATCGATCATCAGAATCCCCCAACAGTAAGGCGAGGAATAACGGCAAGAACAGACAGCGGCAACGGGTCAAGCTGACGGATTCTTACACGTCCGTTTTTGCCCCAGTTACTGTCCAGTTTCACTTCTACTTTTCCGGTAGCGTCATCAACAGGATCATCGTAGAACTCGAATTCACGCTGTGGATATTCGTACCATTTACCGCCGGGCGTAGTCGCCCAGATGCCGCGGCTGGCATTCACAACCAGAGTAACGGATGGGATCACCTGTTTTTTGTCCAGCAGCGTTTCCTGTCCGTTAATGTTGATATCCAGTGTTTCGAATTCAGCAGTTATTGGCAGGCCGATGTGCACTACAGCCCCCGGTGATTCCAGCGTGACGGCACCTCCGGAAACTACTTTCTGTGGTTCCACGTTCGCATCAGAGAGAATGTTTACGGTCTGGCCTTCAAGATGAGACAGGCCTCCAAATGTCCGGCGCGCCATCTGCCAGTTCGTGGTGGCCACATTCCTGAGGGATGGCGGGACGTTCCTGTTAGCACGAACCACTACAGCGGTATTGCTGGTTACAGAAATAATGTCGCAACGTAATTCTTTTGACACTTCATCGCCAGTATCAGGATCAGTTCCGACATAAGGGAACTGTAGTTGCGCGCCGACATCACTACTGGTGAAGTACGCACCACCAGAAACACTGATTGTATATTCCGCGCGATAATCCCATTCGCCAGAACCACCAGTGATGGTCATCGTTCTGTCAGACGTATTTCTTCCATCATAGCTAAGGCCAGAATCAACAAAGAAAGCATCTTCATCGCTGGTAAATAAACGGCTGGACAGTCGCTCGATGTATCTCACTGTTTGCCCGTTAACGGTTCGGTTAACGACGAAATACACCGCATCTTCATTTCCTTCGCTGATACTGCATGTGCTTTCATATTTTCCGGTACTGGATTGTGGTGCCCATGCAAAAACCTGCTGATCACGCAAATAGGTCATCACCAGTAATTTACCGTCATCACGAATGCAGAAGGCGCTGGAGTAAGGGACAATAGAGAAGCACCAGTCAACAATGCTGTGCTTCTGAAAAAGATGATTGGCAAGGATGGTCAGGTCGTTCCCCTGATAGCCGTCAACATCGAATGAGTAGGCCAGATCACGGACAACACTGCCTTTCTCCTGGACGAACAGAGCAATATTCGCCACGGCAATTGGTGGGACATTGCTCGAGCCATTTGATCCCTGAGAGCTGAATGCAAATGATGATGGGGTTAACACTTTGTTCTGGTCGCCGGTGATGACGTACTCACCTCCGGAAGTCAGCGCCACCAGCGAACCGACATCAATCAGGTGGCGGATCTCATTAACCTGACGTCCGGCATAGGTGTAGATAATTCTGTCGTCATCCTGCGTAGGATTGCTTTTGCCAAAATCCTTATAATCCCCGGTACGGCTGGCCCAGATAGTCTGAGGGAACGCAGTCGATGCGGCGAAGTAAAGGCGTTGTTGATAATAAACAACAGTGCCAGGATAACCGTTAATACTGTTCCAGGCATATTTAGCCCATTTATAGCTGGCATTATCCTCGCCAACGACCTGCGAAGGGATATAGGAAATCACCTCAGCAGTTGCAGTAGTGCCATTTGCAGCAGTGATACGGGCAATGCCAAAACCACTGTGCAGATACTCCCACTCAATGCCAGTATCATCATCACCGGATCCGCCCCAGCCATCCCATGATGTGCCTTCTGTATGCGAAGGGCGCAAAGTGCCTGTTTTGCCTGCTGTAACGGCGCGATAGTAGTTACTGTCTGCACGGCGAATATCGCCAATCGACGTACTCTTACTGGTTTCCCATACCGGCACAGAATCCACTGCAGGCTGTTCCAGATAGAACAATTTGCCTACCTGCTCCGCGCCAAAAATTGAGGCGCTTGCCGTTAACGTAATTGTCCCGGTGCTGGCGCTGGCATAAACCGTCACTGACTCGTCAATATTGATATCTTCAAATGGCCCGTTCTTCGTTACCACATCAACCAGTTGCCAGTTGTCATGCGCATAGCGGCGCAACTCTTTCGGCGGGTATGCCGGATGAACCAGCGTAAGCACGTCTGCGCTTTGCGTGAATTTAATTCGGAACAGATCGGCTTCAGTATATGGCGTGGCAATTTCATAAATAACATTGCTGCTGTTCAGCACCAACGCACCATCTTTGATAACGCGCATGTACTGGTGTCCGAACTCCAGAGCATAAGTCTGAACCGTCGAGAACTGGAACGGGATCAGGCGGCATTTCCGATTTGGGTATTTGGCGGCACCGACAAAACGCGTACCAGGTCGATTCTCAACGCCGCCATACTGCCGCACGATAAAGTTATCGCACTTGCGCAATGCCACCTGGTACTTCGCCATGTCGATACGACCGTACAACGACGGTCCAATCTCACCACCGGCAAAGCTGGGCTGGATCCAACTGATAGCCATCAGGACAACCTCGCAATGGTAAACTCGTCAACCGGTGGCTGTGGTTCCTGTGATTCATTCTGGCTATGCGAGCCAGCACTAAGAATCACGCGATTGTACATATTGAGGGCAAACGTACCGAGGTCTGCATTCCCAGTCAGCGCCATGTTAATAGCTGCCGCAAGACGCCAGGCCAACGCCTCCATAAAAATGGCATCAAACATGTTCACATCTGAAACGCGAGAGACATACTTGAGCCATGCCTGCGGCTGGTCTGTGTAGATCAACTTTCCTGTTCCGTTGGTGTCCGCACCAACTTCGTACTGAACGCGCATTGCTGCTGTTGGATTGCGTACACCAGGAAGCATAATTTCAGTAATGCGCAGACAATCGGACGGGTACTGGTACGCATATTCCCAGTCAGGCGGTGGATTGCTCGTATCTGCAAGTGCCACGCGTTTGGTAGCAAAGTTCCAGTCAAAATCAGAAAGAACAGCATCACGGCAGGCCTCAAAGTGCAGCGAACATTCCCCCGCTTCCTTGCTGGCTTCCGTCAGGCTGTTAATACTGCGGCTGTTGCCAATATTGGACAGCGCACGATTACAGATCTCTACTACAGAGGCCATCACTCACCTCCGTTACCGTACAGAGTTTCAGCCGCTGATTTTTCTACATCCCTGGAAACAGGAGCGATCGCCATATCAGTGATCTGCAGATCGGCGCTGCGATTAACACCATCGTCAGTTTCTCTGGCAGACAGGCCTCGAATAACAGCCTTTGCAGTTATCATCACTTCTGTTCCGACGCCCTGAGGTTGCGCCTTCAGCTTATTCAATGTGTCGTTATTAAGAGTGATGCACAGCCCCCACGGGTATTCATCGCGAGTTCTGGTTTCTCCGCTCTCATCCTGGTAGCTGTCAGTGCCGGTTTTGAGGTTTACGAGTTCCATATACACTCCTGCAATAAAGGGGCCGAAGCCCCTTGTCGGATTCGCGAGGCTTACACGCCCAGTTCTTTACGCTTATCTGCGATCTTCTCTCGGAGCGTTTCGGCTTTAGCGTTATGGTGTGGCTTCTCGTTAAAGAGCAATTCGTACTCTTCACGGAGCTTATCCAGTTCACCATCATCTGACACATCGTTGATGATTTTGGTGCTGGTTGCTGCCATAGACACCTTTCCTGCTACCTTTGCTTTTGCCTGTCTGGCTGCATCGTTAACAGGTTCCAGTGCGCTACCAGGCTCACCTTCGTATTCGATTTCTGCCCCCTCCGGCCACAGTGTGTTATGGATATGAGAGAGGCGCAGAACGCGGTATCTTGGTTTCTCACCTGACATCGATATCACCTTAACCAGTTACTTTTGAGCGGATCGGGTACGGCGTATTGGCATCAACATCCAGACTGATACCCGCAGTGAATTTGCCGGCCGTTAGTGGGCCAGTTGCGACGGAGTAGTTAACACGCAGATATCGCTGAACACCGGCTGGCACCTTTGCAGAAACAACTCGCTTACCTGCTGTCAGGGTGGCCTTTGCCAACGCACCACTATCATAAATAGTGGTCCAAGAGCTGTTATTCTCACTCGTCTGCAACTGGATGTTTACAGTTGCCTCACCACTTGCCGTGGCGGCTTCGTTAACCAGCACCCAAAACTCAAGCGGGTAACCCACACCGATATCGCGACGGTTTCCATCAATTGGACCGAGATCGATTACGTCAGTAGAAGCCGCGGTATTCGTAACCGCCTGAGCTTCGGAGAACATCAACAGTTTGTCGGTGATCATCTTCTTTCTCCATTAGTGGGTCTGTTACGACCCACAGGTTAATAACAGGCGTTACACCACGCGGGCTTCTGTTTCCAGAAGCGCATCAGTTTCACGGATTGGTACACCACGGAATGACGTCCACCACTCGCCTTCAGTCTCTTTTACGCTAATCGCCAGAGATGTTTTCTCCAGAGACTGCAGATCAAGAGCCTGGCCTACAGAGCGGTTCATGTAGAACACCGGGCGACCCATGCCACGGTTTGGAATGCGATGCAGTGCTTTAACCATCAACTTCGCAATATTTGCGGCAGAGGAAGGTTCTGAAAGATTGCTGACATCGATGTTTGCAATGCGAACAACATAACGCCAGTCACGCAGAGCAAGTCCGTTGTCCCATTTGTAATGGGTACGGTAGCCTTCGTACTTGCCGCCATTAGCATCTTCCAGTGTCACCTGGCCTTTATCTTCCATCTGAATGCCAGCCTTCTGCCCTTTCGGGAAGATGCCATGCACGGTGTTTTCGCCCCACACCACTAACCAGATTGAGGTGTTATCTGTGCCCGTGCCACCAGCATCAATGATGTTCTGAGCATTACCTGCAGACAGGCTGGAATAGCGGGAGGACAGTCCCATAAACTGCTGAGGGTTAACGCTGGAATCACCATAAAACAGCGTCTGCGCCATCTGCTGATTCATCGCTTCAATAAATGCGCGGTCTTCAGACAGGCGGAATTCGGCGGTATTGCCGTTCAGATCAGCCAGTGACTTATCGACTTCAGCATAGGTTTCCAGCATGCCAACGTAATCGGTTACCTGCACTGTGGTTGATTTGCTTGGCTGTACGCCATAGTTCAGCAAACGCCAGGTAGCTGAAGGTAAACCAGAACGAATGGTGGTTCGGTGTCCGGTAGGAAGGTTCCCTTCGACAAAAGGCATATCCTGAAGGATCGGGTTAGTTTGACCGAGAAGCTCGATAATCTTATCGACTTTCCCGTTTGGATCGACGCGCTTACCCCAGTCAGCCAGCGTTAGCGCAGTTAAGCCTTTAACAGCCATTGTCATTTCCTCTCTTATTTGCCATAGAGCACTTCGGCCGCACTACGCTGGCCTTCATTACCACCGGTGACCATGCCATCTTCAGACATCGCCTTTCCGATTTTCACGAACGTTTTGACCAGGTCAGGGTGATTACCCAGTCCGGTGGTGTTCAGATATTCTTTGAGTTCAGGTGTCCCGAACTGGTCAAGCGCACGCTGTGCGGCGCTAAGGTTAGAAATCAACTTGTCGCCACCGATTTCTTTGTCAGCTTTTACATCCGCAGCCCACTGCTCGGTTGTTTTCTGCCAGGCTTCTGCCTGGCGCTGCTGAACACCTGCCAGAATCTTCGGATAAGCATCAACCAGCTTTTGCGCTTGCTCGTTGGTCAGGTTTAGTTCTCGCGCCACCGGCTCGAATTCCTTCAACGCTTCTGTATCCAGCTCTACGCCTTCGGCAGCCTGAAACTCGTACTTCTCAGGCGCACCCTCTGGTTTATCGCCGCCCTTTTTTTCATCCTGCTTATCGTTTTCAGGCTTTTTGTCATCAGCAGGTTTATCGCCATCAGAAACAGGTTGTGGCTTATCACCTTCCTGTTGTGATGGATCACCAACTGGAGCAGGGTTATCACCTGCATGCGCTGACGGTTCTGACGCAGCCGGAGCTGCCCCACCATCGACTTGTTGCTCATTGCAAAGACGGCGATACAGCAAACGCTCAAATAAACTCATGATCACTCCTGTTCACTGGCCTCTTTGGCCATCTTCAAATACTGTTCAGGGCAATGCGCCATAACGCGCTGAAACAGTTCCAGCGCCAGATTGCGTTGCCCCTCATTAAATGCCATTGCCATAGCATCCATCGGAGAGATAGCGGAAAACACCCGGCCTTTCTCCAGCACCGACCAGACAACGCGACGCCCCTGTTCACTGCTCATGACAAAGCGAATGTCATCAATTTCACGCTGTGCCATGTCACGTTGCTTACGGGCGTTTTCTTCTTTCAGTTGATCGTCTTCGTAATCTGTCATTGTGATTGCCCACCCTGACCACTAACTGCATTCGCCATAGCTGACAAAACACTCGGATCCGAAGTTTTAGCTTCGCTTAGCGTCTTGGCACCCTGTGCCGCCGCCATCCCCATCGCCATCATTTGTTGCTGCTGTTGTTGCTGTGCCCGTTGCTGGCGAGCCTGCTCAACCTGTTCCTGCGGAACAATGACGGTTGGAGACACTCCGGACATATCAGCGAATGCATCGATCGCCTGATCAACGTTGAGTTTGTCGAGAGCTTCTGGTTTCGCTTGCGCAAGTTGACCAATGAAGTTAACCGTGGACGCCAGACTGGACAGGCCGATAGACTTCTGCGCCTGAGCCATGACGGAAATGTATTCGACCTTCAGGGGCATACCTTCCATCACGTCTGGCGGTGGCGGCAGCATGTTTTTACGCACCATCATCGAGAAAGAGCGGTCAATGAGAGGATTAAGACATTCGTCGTTCAGACGCTCCAGAACCGGCCCCAACATCAGAAGTTTTTCTTCTTTCATTTCGATCACCGCTTCAACAGGCATCGAGCGGGTATTGATGTTCTGCAACATCATGAACAGATCGACAAAGTAGGCGCTGTTAATGATTTGACGAGTGTCCTGAATGTCTGCCACCAAATCTGCTGTACTGGGGTTAACCAGATAAGCAGGCCTGAAACCATCCTGACCAGTAATCTGATCGATATACGTGATGTCGCCAGGAAGAAGGGAGGCACGCTGATTCTTGAGGGAAGTCGGAGCAACCATCGGCGGATTGGTGGCTTTATCAATCAACTGCGACTTGCGCTTCTGGAGAAGCTGCAATGCCTTAACAGGTCCAAGCGCCAGCATACCCGGGCATGATGATCCATAAACATCTTCGCCATTAACTTCCCAGCGCGGAGCCATAATTGGAAACTCATCAAATCCGGACTCACGCAACAACTTGTCGTTATCGCCACCAACCTCGTAATAAACCGATTTGAATGGCTTGTTCTTGCTATCCAGCTTCGATGTATCGCGGTCAATGTTCGGGTAAACCGAATGCATCACGTCAATCCACTTCTCGTAGGTGCCGCTTTCCCACATGCTTTTTACGGATTCGCTGACGTTATTTAGCCCGAACTCCTGAACAAGCTGACGAACAGTCATAGAGAACTTGCGAAAACAGGTGTCCACACTGCCACGAGGTGAGTTAGCCAGGTAGTAACTGCCTATCGGGAATGGCATTGTGCGAATGATGTCCTCGTCATCCTCCAGCACCGCCATTGCACCAGTGCTGTATGTGCCGAGGCTTCCGTATAACTGCGGAAGAGACTGGTAGAGATTCGACTTATTGAACATATCGTTCATGCGGTTCTGCACCGCCTCGAGCCACAACTTAACAGGACCATAATCCATCATTTCAGGATCTGGCGTAGCCAGGCGAAACCACGGACGCGCAGGGCTTGTGATGCCTGACATCATGCCGCTGGCGAGAGTGCGCGCCGCCATAGTCCCGGTCGAATCAATAATGCGTGTATTGCGTCGATCGTTACGGTTGACCTCAGAAGTCAGAAAGCGGGAACCACGCGGGTTGATGTAATCACTCAACTCGCGCCAGTGCGGCTCGAACGACTGACGCTCGCTTTCAAGTTGTGCGAACTGTTTGTTCAATCGCTCTTTAGTTGTTTCCGCCATTTCAATGACTCCGGTTACTGACCAAGCAGCGTTTTACCGCTGGTATTAGCAGTTGATGTGTCGCCCTGAGAACCGGTAAGCAGCGTAGAACTACGACCAGCAGCAGCGCGACGGCGACGTGTTTCTTCGTCGCGGGCATCAACAACGGCGGCATCCTGCTCCTGTGGTGCTGCCTGAACTTCTGGTGTTGCAGGCACTGATGGTGAGCTACCCATGCACATATCAATGACTCCGTACGCAATTAAATTATTACCAATTTAACCACATATGATTTATTTATCGTAGAAGGTTGACATTTAACGCGTTAATTATTACCTTTCAGGTAACTAAAGAGCTCATTCTGGTTACTAACCTGACTGGCTTGTCGTTAAATTAAACAGGTGGAGTGAGCTTTTATTTTGAGCAGTACGGCGTATGGCACATGCGCCGATAGCGGTCTGGATACGTTTAAGGGGCACCCTCCCTTGCTCGGGCAAACGAACCAGGTAGCCGGAATGTGCAAGTCGAGCGGTTTTATTCCGCGCACGGGGATTCACCATCCCGGCGATTCGGTGTGACGCCTCGGAAGAGACGAGGGTACAACGATGAGAGCATTTATGGAGCCGCGACAAAGTGTGGCGCCTTAACAGGCTAAGTGCTCTCAGCGTTGTGGCATTAGCTCAGTCGGACAGAGCAACCGCCTTCTAAGCGGTTGGTCGCAGGTTCGAATCCTGCATGCCACGCCAGAATCACGCCTAAGGACCGTGATGCCAGAAGTTCCAGGGGCTTGGCGGTGATGGTTTCCCTTGAAGGACTATCACCGCCCTTTTTACAGCAGGACGCCATTGCGATGACTTCATGCTGTAAACCCGTACAGCCACGGAAGGCATAACTCATTGCTTCCAGTTCGCCCGGTTCGCCGGGCATTTTTTTTAAGGTGAGATTATGAACGACAAGCAAATCGAAAAAGAAATCGTTGAGAAAGGCAAAACGGCACCGCGCGTTACGCCAGACCATATCGAAGGCATTATTGCTCAGGGGGCATATTTCACAGCAGAAGATGGTGCCTTTGGCAAAGCCATAAAAGCGAAACATACTGGCGGAGAGGTAAACTACCAGCCGCACGAATCACTTTCTCTGCTGACGTTCTGCGTCCTGGTGCTGCGCAACGGCTTCACCGTCACCGGAGAGAGCGCATGTGCAAGCCCGGAAAACTTTGATGCAGAAATTGGTCGGAAGATTGCCAGGCAGAATGCTGTAAACAAAATCTGGATGCTTGAAGGTTACTTGCTGAAGCAGAAGTTAAGCGAGCAATAACACCGTGACATGTCACAAACAGCCAGCCTATGAGCTGGCTTTGTTTTATCCTCACCAGAGGATATCAACGACATTATCCCCACCAGCGGATTAAGCATAGGGATCGTAATCTGTAATGGCCTTGCCTTGCTGGTTCTGCTGACCTGGAATTCGCAGACGCTTCGACACAGGGAAAGCAAACGTCAGCAATAGCGCATCGCCTTTACCCGGCGAACGCCCAAGCCGCTCCTTGATATCTTCCTTCGGTTCGATAACGATTTTACCGTCCACTCGAACTTTGTACTCTGCCGCCGACAGGTCGTCCGCTGTTTCCTGGTCATCAAGCATCCCGCCCAGCCTCAGCCATGTCTTGCATGAGTTGAACATCTCCCCACGCTTGTTGAGCATCTGCGGGTCAGTAGACGCGCCACCGAACGGAACAAGTTGCCATGTGCGCCCCCAACCGTCACCGATTGACTTCAGACCGGTACCGTAACCAAAGTCGATGAACACTGCGTCAGCCTGATACAGGTCTTCAAAGTCAGCGATACGCTTCGCCATAATCAGATCGTCGGTAGTCTTGTTGCCAGTCCACAGCACCTTACTGTGTAGCCCCTGCCGCAGGTATATCACCGCGTCATCAACGCCTGAATATGCCGGGTCAACACCGATTATCACCGGAGCATGCGCCACCTGCGCAGCGGTTACCACCCGTTTCATTGCCTCATCAGTAAGACCGGTAGGGATAAACTGCAATTCAGATGCATCAGGGAATATGCCGCGCACACGGATTTTAACGAAGTCGCTGTCTTCCCCGTAGTCATCAACCCATTTCTGCAACTGCTGTTTGTTAGTGCCTTCCACCGTCCGGCTGTCAATCTGCGCAGTTTTCCAGCGGTGTTTATATTTGCGGAAACATTCGCGGAAACGCCCGGTGTTACGTGTAGGGTTTCCGAACGCCACCCAGATAATCTCAGTGTCTTCGTCCGTAAGCGCACCCTCAGCAACTTCCCACACCAGATCCGCAATGTTCGACGCTTCATCGAATACCACGATGATGCGTTTGCGCTCGTTGTGTAGTCCGGCGAATGCCTCAGTGTTGTGCTCAGACCAGGGGATTGCGTCAGCTCGCCACCGCTTGTCGTGCCCAGGATCATTGCTGTACATCGCGGTAGCGGTACAGGTAAACCAGTCTTTCGTGATAGCAAGGTTCGACCACTTGATAATTTCCGGCCAGGTCTTCGTTCGTAGCTGGTTGTCGGTGTTGGCAGTCACCACGACCTTACAATCCTCGCAAGTGGACATGCCCCAGTTGATCAGCATTGAGATGAATGCGGATTTACCAATACCGTGACCAGAAGCGCGTGCCAGCATAAGCGGCTGATAGCGCGTCTCTGGATTCTGCAGGTGATCACGTATCTCTCGGAACGCATCAGCCTGCCACTGACGTGGGCCGGTGGCATGTGCCAGTTCAGTCCCCTCTCCCCCCCACGGGAACGCATAGAGGGCATAGCCAAGCGGATCGTGAGTGAACCCTGCAATATCCTCGATCAACTGCTCTTCAGGAGATAACGCTGTATCTGTCACTGATTACCATCCTGACGTTCTTTGAGTCGCTTCCTGGCTGCTGCTATGCGATCAGCAATTGTCACATTCACATTAACATCCAGACGTTCTTTGAACGCGTTAACGTCGACGTGCTTACCGATGAGCTCGAGGTTTTTCACCTTGTCGGGCCATTTCACCTTCTTCAGGATATGCTCGACATCCTCAACAGAGAGATCCGCCTCGCCATTCTCTTTTTGCAGGGAAGCCTGGGTTGTCTTGATGGTAGCGATATCCATAGCACTGAGAGAGGTACGCCAGACCTTCGGCCATTCAGCGATCGGCTTCATCCCGCCGTCATCGTTCAGTATATCCAGCACGTCCATCTGGTCGATCTCCACCAGGCGCATGAGAACGTAATCGGCACTGACGCGCATTCGTTTGTTGCGCTCCTCCATCAACTCGGCAATCCGTTTTTGAATGCGTTCATCGCGCATCATGACACTGGCTTTAACTGCCGCTGTATTTGGGGAGAATCCTGCGTTAATCGCTGCCTGAGTCTGGTTTTCAGGCGTTTTGATGTATGACTGGCAATAAGCCTCCTGCATTGCGGTTAGTGGCTTAAATTGCGTTGATTTGCGTTTATAGGTTTTAGGTTCAGCAGGCATCATAACCACCCTGGTAATTGTTACCGTTGTGGTAATAGTACCATGCAAAATAAAGCCGCCATAGTTGGCGGCAGTATTCAAAACCCATCAAATTCATCATGCATAATCTACTCGTGACATGTCACACTATTAATTTAGTTTCATGCCAGCCTTTAGTCACCCAGCATTGCGAGTCACCATTACACGGGCATGAATTAACGGGAACTTTCTCGCCGCACTTACCGCAACGTTTTCTGCTAATCGATTTTATACGCCCGCGCACGCGTGCATCATCCTGGCGGATCAGTAACGCTATATACTCCCCAAATTCGTAAGGCGCACGCCCGGGGCGACGCGTGGCACAGTTACGCTCCAGCATTTCCTGCTCCTGCTTATCCAGCACCAGTTCAATTTTGCGCTCACCGGCGGCGGACTGCCGAGCGCGCTGCGCGGCTTTGCGTTCTGCGGGGGATTTAGCCACGAATCGCACTCCACGCCAGATTGATTAATGACTCCCAGGTAATATAAACCCGGATACCAGCAGCCAGGCCGAAACCAATCACCATGGCATAAAGCAGAGCGTTGCACTTGTTCATCACTTCACCTCCTGCGGCGGTTCTGGTAGCGGCATCCAGTGAGTTACGTCATCCAAGATATTTCCTGATAAATACGTGAAAGCTCTATATTTTTTGTAATCAATTGGATTTACAACCCAGTTCCAATATGCGGCCACGATTTCACCTTGACTAAATGCCAGTAACATTTTGGTGTCTTCCGGCATTCGATCACTACAGCTTATCCAACCATCCGGAATTACCGGAGAGTTGCCGGGTTCTTTAATGTGCAAGCGAGGCTCACCATCTTTTGGTTCAGGCCACTGGCGTTCCATGTTGATCTTCAATTTATTTTCCATAGCAGCGGTAATTTCAGCATCACTGATACCAGCACGGCGCTGTGCATCCCACAACAGGAACTGCATATCAGCCCACTCGCTGAGATCGTCTGGTTCGGCTGCGGCTTCCAGTGCCTCTTTTGAGAGGTGTTTCAGTGGACCAATGGGGCCAACGCAGCCAAATGTGGAGTCAGACCATTTGGCATGCTCGTGGCGAATCTGTTCGCGTTCCAGCGATGCCAGTGCAATTTCATACGACCGGCGCTCAATATTGTCTCGAACGTCCAGGCTGCCTATGCGCTCTTTGATTTCTTTAATCAGTTCTTTGTCGGTAAAAGTAGTCATGTGTTAGTCCTCATCCACTTCAACGCCATCTTTCAGCGTGATGCCGTGCCAATCATCAGCCCAACTGGTTAGCCCTGGCGCATCAATGCTAGGCATATAGACGCTTGCAGTGTGGTAGCCCTTATCGTTATCAATGCTGGCAACGTGCTCGCCGTTGTATGCGCTCAGCGTGTCCAGGACGCTATAAAACTTTCCTCCGGCTGCCCTGAAATCCTTTACAGCCTTCACAAGGCGATTCCACGCTTTTTCCTGTTCTGGCGTCAGGTCGATTAATTCCTGCAAAGTTGCCATATCACCCTCCTTTGATGCCAATGTTTACAGCCTGGCAAGCTTCTTCGAGTACCCAGTCAACAGCGTCTTTCCATGCTCCGGTTTCGGCTGGCGGATTCTCACACTTTACCTGTTCATAAAAGCGTACCGCTTTAACAAGCCCTTCAGGCACTACCAGCACAGGTGGGGCGGCGAATAGTGGTTTAGGTGATATCTCCGCACGTTTTGCGTATGCTTCAACTGTGTCAGGATTAAACAGGATTATGTTTTCACCGCATTCCCACGCTATCGGTTCTGCTTCCAGCGATGCCAGTGCAATACGCAGGGCAGCCAGGATATTCCCCTGGTGATCATCAAGCCCGAAAGGAAGCTCATCACGAACGCTTTCATAATCGTTGATAGCCTGCTGCAGCCATTCTCTTGTGATAGTGCTCATGATGCCTCTCCTTTACATGCTTCGGTGACGTTTATTCCAGCGTTGTGCAGTGCCTCAAGAACCTGATGCTGCCTGTAAACCATTTCAGTGTGGTAAGGCTCGTCAAAATCGACGCGATGCAACATGCTATAGCATTGCGGAAGCACAACCTCCCGCAACTCCAGCTCAGCAATGCGCTTCTCTGCGGCTTCCAGCTTCTCGCGCATATCGTCAACGTACTCGACCAGAGAACCGCCAGCAGGAATTTCGCACTCCTCGACCAGTTGGAAGTAGATATCAGCTGCGGCCCGTGTGTTGCTATGCCTAGCGTCGCCCATCTCACCTTCACGAAGAGCATCGCGTTCGGCGGTAAGATTGGCTATTTTGCTGTCTTTGCCTTCCAGCTCAACACGCAGTTTCCCTACCGTTAGCGCAATATCCTCGTTCTCCTGGTCGCGTGATTTGATGTATTGCTGGTTTCTTTCCCGTTCATCCAGCAGCGCCAGCACGGTTTCTGGTCCGGTCAGAAATTTGAAGGCGTTGAGCGCATCAATATCCACACCGTAATCTTTAAGTTCCTGTTCACTTAACAAATCATCATCAGCTGGCAACATTAACAGGCGTTCCATTGCTGGAATTGCACGTTCCGCCGCCTCACGCAGTGCCTGGTAATTAATTTCGCTCACTGGTTGCCTCCTTTGCGAAGCTGGGCAGCAATACTTACGCATATCTCTGCGCCTCTAATCAGCCCCGGAACGTTCTTGTTTGGCCCAACTTCACCATCAACAAAATCAATCATCGCGTTACGAGCCATATCCACGCCCTGCGCCCGTACTTCAGCCAGGAAAGCGTCGGTGGCTGGGGTGTCAACACGGATGCTGTCGCGCAAGATGAAAAATGCATTGAGCATTCCAGTCTCTGGCACTTCATCCTGATGCTTCTCATACGCATCAAGAGCCTTCATCATCTCATGTCCGAATGGTTGAGGGTGCGCAGACTTCAGCCCCGCACTCTCCGCTGCCAGCGCATTAGCACGCACCAGTTGCACTTCCAGTTGCGTTGCCAAATCGCTGAGCAGCTTTGCCACACTACGCATATCAACGGCACCACATTCAGCTTTCAGTTCCGAAGCCATCTCATGCCCGGCGGCAACTAACCCTTTGATATTACTTTCCATCTTTACCCTCGCTTATCCACATAACTTATTGATTACATTGATAACTAAAAAGATCGTCGATTCAGAACTTTTCGATGTTCCAGCCACCACCTGCTTTCTTTGGTTTAACCGTTACCCCGATGATTCGGAACGGATACTGATCTGCGGCGACTTTGGTTTTCACCCTGGCGTCGTCGGTCCAGAAACCTTTCACTTCGTGCAGTTCCATCTCGCCGGTGGCGAGCATCACAGCAAAATCGGGCGTATAGAACGTGTTGTCAGCTAACCGCAACTTGATACCCTCAAATCGATACCAGACGATTTCTCCTGCACGTTTACGCAGCTCAAGGTGCTGGCAATACGCAGATTCTGTTTTGTTCATCTGGCCTGTTTTGAGTCGACCAAGAGCCTGTATCTGTTTTCTCATGATTTACCTCTGAGGTAATTAAAAACCACATAAGACACGAAATCAATAGATTTTAGAATATTTTATTACCTAACAGGTAATTGTCGAGGCGTAAAAAAATGCGCTATCGCGCTGGTATTACTTGATAAATCCTGCCGCCTTTCCCCGCCTGTATTCCTCCATCAGCCACTGCGCCGGTGTTATTCCCCCAAGGGTGGCGGCGTTAGGCATGCACCCGAAACTTCGCCCTGGTGGATGGTAAACGTCTCTCCCTGTGTCCGGAGGCGTACTCATGGGCTCTGGCTTTGCCTGTATGCTGATCACCGGATCGGGTATCTGCTGTCCGGAAGCCACCTTTTTCGCCCAATCATCGAGCAGCCTGCGTGCGTGTTTCTCAACCTCAATCTCGCTAAGCTGGCGCTGATACATTGCACGGCGGGTATCACATACGACCCAGTACATAACCGGATGTCGCCACGGGAATCTTTCGGGACCACCAGGATATAAACTTTTTTCCTTGCTGTACCGGTGAAACTCCGCCATCACATCGTCAATGGTGACGCCAAGAACCATCTTGCTGTCTTTGCACCACTTGATAAATTGCCCTGGAGACGGCCAGAACGGAGATTCACTGGCGCGGGCGTGGCGCATACCAGCAGAAACCTGTTCACGGGTTCGGATCCCCCCTTCGGCAAACGCAGCAATCCACTGCTGTTTTGCAGCAACTTCCTGCTCTGGCGTCTTCAGGTTGGTTACCACTGCCGCCGGAAACAGTTGTTTCAGCTGTTTAAAAAGGGCATCAACAAGCCTCTCTGCTGACATGTTCACCACATTGTCATTGTTGACGTACTGATGCTCATAACCTGACATGCGAGAAAGGGCTTCTCCGTCACGGTTTTGTATCGCGGTAAAAACGTTGTTCACAAGAAATCCTCCCATGCTTCAGGGCTGTTCCAGTGCGGAACGTTGTTATCAGGTAATGTTGATTGCTTCTGTCTGCTAATCTGCAGCCGCCTTGCCAGCTTCTGCTCCCACTGTGCCTGATGGTATGCCTTACCCTCAGCCATCCAGTAAATTCTGAACTCTGCAAGTTCCTGTGCCGTTGGCAGACTGTCCAGGTAGATCCCCTGCAATGAGCTTTTCCGAAGAAAGTCATCTGATGGCTGCCATTGTTCATGCATGACAAATTTGCCTAATTGCCCTGGCCCACCAGGAGGAACAAAGTTATTCATCACGGCGTTGTTTGCTCCGGGGTCATGAGGCACAGAATCCCCGCTTTTTGTCCTGCTCTCCCTCTCTTGGTTAAATGACTGGTTATATGACTGGTTCTGGATCCCGTTTTTGGGATCATTCAACATCCCGTTTTTGGGTATATTCCCGTTTTCGGGTATATTCCCGTTTTCGGGTATATTCCCGTTTTCGGGTTCATTGCCCCCCTCCCGGTTGCCTTTAATGTTCCCGTTTTTGGTTATATTAAGAGAGAAAACCCGCACTCTTTTTGTCGCTCCCTTTCTCTCTCCGGTATCTGAAATAAGCCCCATTTTCATGAGCGATATAAGCCCGGCCTGCACGGTTTTTTTATTCAGGCAAGTGTCTTTAACGAGGCGTTCTATGCTGGGGTAGCAGAGGTTATATTCATCGGCTCTGTCAGCCATCGAGAGCAGTATGAGCTTTAATGATGAGCTACCTGGATCTGTCTCCCAGGCCCAATCTGTTGCATGTCTGCTCATGATTAATCTCCGCTATCAGCTTGAATGTTGTGGGGAGGAATTAATCATGATCTGCTTAATCTCTGCCCTGATACGACGGTTTGATTCCATGGTGCACTCAACACAGTGTCCGTTGTAAACCCAGCGTTCACTGTCATGTCCGTGCTTACATGTTTTTCCGGTGTAGTAGCGTTTAAGTCCGCGCTTTGCGGCATCAATACGTGTAATGATTTCCATGGTAAGCCCTGTTATTAGTATTGGGATTACGGTCATTTTGTGCTGACACAAAAAAAAGATCAACCAGATTTGGTTTTTTATTACCTTTGAGGTACGAATAGATATGAAAAGACCGCCGGATGGCGGTCTACAGAGGGTTGTGGCTGGATATCATGAGTAGAAGAAGTATGCCAATTCTGCTTTTGAGCGCAGCCATTGTCTTGTTTTACAGGCTTTAAAAAGCCCATTCATCAATACCTTACCTGGCATTTTGCGCTTACCTGTTAAGTGAGTCTGGATATAGTGACTCGTCGTTCCGGCTTCCTGTGCGAAGGCTTCACGCTCATCCGGAGTAAGTGCAAGCCAGTGCTTTTTGAAATCGAAATGTCCGTTATCGCTCATAGCTATTGCCTGATATTTATTTCAGATAATAAATATTCACCCATAAGGTAACAAAAATCAAGGATAGTTACCTGTGGGGTGCATTTACCTGTTGGGTAATATTGCTTTAAATTGAATCATCTACTGATTCATATATGAGGCGATTTTCCAGAAAATGAAAAGTATCCAGGACGTCCGCAGGCAAAATCTCAACGACTTGATCGACCGTGAATTCAATGGTGTTCAGACGCGGATGGCTGAAAAACTTGGAACTCAGGCAAATCTGGTAAACCGCTGGGCTCTTGGCAAGAAGGTTATCGGCGACCAGGTTGCACGAAAAATTGAAGCTGCCGCCAATAAACCCCGTAACTGGCTTGATATCGATCGCTCGCTTTCTCAGGAAGGTTTTCAGCCTGTCGGCCCAAGCGACATTGGCCAGCTGGCGGCTCACAACCTGGAACGCTGGATGAGCGAAAGCCGCGACCTTTCAACACAGGGAAAACTTCACCGCGCATCCGGCGTAGCCCAGGTGACAATCAGCCGCCTGTTAAACAATGAGGTCAGCGTTTCCATTTCCACCCTGGAGAATGTTGCATCCGCATTCGGGCGTCACGGCTATGAATTACTGATTCACCCGCACGACCCTGCGACCATCAACTATGATCGCTCGCGCTACGCATTGTTACCCGAAACCGAGAAAGCAAAGATCGAAAGTTACATTGAATTTGTCATCAACCAGAACGAAAAAAACAAACAATAAAACCATATTTTTCAGTAAGTAAGCCGCCTTATGGCGGCTTTTTTATTGCCTATTCGATTACCTAACGGGTAATTTTTTTAACTCATATCTATTGACATCAAACCATATACGCATAATTATTACCTCAACGGTAACAGACCGAGGTAACAAGTTATGCAGTGGAAAATCATCAACGGTTGGTACTGCGTAACTGCATGCGGATTCATGAGCTGGAAGTTCCGCACCTTACAGGAAGGCATTAAGTGGGCTTTCGTCAGCAAAGAAGCTCGCGATGTGGCCAACGATAACGAGATATGGGAGGGCTGATAATGAACGTTAATCAGCAGAAAAATCTTCAAAAAATCATGCTGGCATTCGACAAGGACTACCGTCTGTCAGAACAGCTATATGACCGACAAGTTGAACTGATTGAGAGTATCCGGCTTCATCAACTGGCATCAACTTTCGACGTTGTAACAGTTAAAGGCGTTCGCCAGGAAGTACTGGAGGCCGCTAAAGACAGCCCTGAGTTCGAAGAACTAATGGATGCCTACCGGCGCGAGGCAATGGCAATTATCGCCCGCTGGGATCTGGCTGATCAGCTTGATGGGCAGAGGGACGCGGCATGAAACCGGGAATTTATTTAGACATCAGCAACGAAGACTACCACGCCGGTGACGGCGTGAGTAAGTCGCAACTGGACATGGTTGCCAAGAATCCGGCGCTTCTTAAATGGGTTCAGGCAGCACCAGAAGACGAAGAGAAAAAGTCTGCACTGGATATGGGAACCGCATTGCACTGTCTGCTTCTGGAGCCTGGAGAGTTCGACAAACGCTTCATTGTTTCACCGAAATTCGATCGTCGGACGAAACAAGGTAAAGCTGACGAAGAGGAATTTCTTCGTGATGTGGCGGATATGGGGATTACGGTACTTGATGCCGAGCAGTGGCGGAAACTGGAGCTGATGCGTGATAGCGCAATGGCTCACCCGGCGGCACGCTGGATGCTGGAAGCACCTGGTTACTGCGAAGCATCAATGTACTGGAACGATGAAGAGACGGGGGAGTTGTGCCGAATTCGTCCAGACAAATGGCTGAACGAGCACAACGTGATCGTCGACGTGAAAAAGGTTGCAGATATGGACCGTTTTGCACGCCACATCGAGGAATTCCGCTACCACGTGCAGGACGCAATGTACCGCGAAGGCGCAATGAGGGTTACTGGTCAGCCGCATGGTTTTTTCTTTCTTGCCGTGAGCGAAAGCATTGATTGTGGTCGGTATCCGGTACGCGTGTTCGAGCTGGATGCGCAGGATGTCGATGCCGGGCACGCTCTGTTCCGCCGGGATCTGAATACCTATCACGAATGCCGCATCAATGATGAATGGGGCGGTGTGGAAATCATTAAACGCCCTGAGTGGGCACGCAAACAGGATATGTACATATGAGCAACGACATCGCAAACATCAACGCACCAGTAGACACAGCAATCGCTGGAACTGCTGCAACTATTTTCAGCCCAGACGGCTTGAACCAACTGATGAAATTCGCCGAGGTAATGGCGCAAAGCCGCGTAACGGTACCGGCGCACCTCGCCGGGAAACCAGCTGATTGCATGGCCGTGGCAATGCAGGCTGCGCAGTGGGGAATGAACCCGTTTGCCGTGGCTCAGAAAACCCATGTTGTGAACGGCACGCTAGGTTATGAAGCCCAATTAGTAAACGCAGTTATCTCAACGATGTCGCCAACAAAAGATCGCATCAACTACGAGTGGTTCGGGCCGTGGGAACGCGTGATCGGTAAGTTTGTTGAGAAAACATCCAAAAACGGCAATCCATATATCGCACCAGGCTGGACTCTAAAAGACGAAGAAGGCTGCGGTGTTCGCGTATGGGCAACCATGAAGGGCGAGGATCAACCTCGAGTGCTTGAGTTAATGCTGTCTCAAGCACAGGTAAGAAACTCCACACTTTGGGCCAGTGATCCGAAACAACAACTCGCATACCTTGCGACAAAACGCTGGTCTCGCCTGCACTGTCCTGACGTAATCATGGGCGTCTACACCCCAGACGAATTACAGGAAACGGCACCGCGCGTTGAGCGAGACATTACTCCGCAAACGACCACTGCTGCGGGAATGAACAGTCTGATCAACGCTAAACCAGCGAAAAAGCCTGATGAGCAAACGCGTAAATCGGACAGCCGTGATCCAGAAGAAATGCTGATGGCCTTTACCAGCGCAGCGATGAATTACAGCACTGTCTCCGAACTGGATAAGGCTTACAAATACATTGCACAAAAACTTTCAGATGATGACGAACTGCTGGCAAAAGCCACCGACGTTTACAGCGTTCGTCGGGAAGAATTAAACGAAACATCTATGTAACCACCACCGCGGCGCCACGCGCGCCGCACTGCAACCAAGAGAGGTATTTATGAAAGGTGCATTAGGTAAGAAGGAACTCCTGGCGGTGGTTCCACTGTCATGGAGCACTATCGACCGTATGGAGCGCGCAGGGGAATTTCCTAAACGATGGTATATCACCGATAAACGCTGCGCATGGAACCGTGATGAAGTTGAGCGTTGGCTTGATGAACGTCAGGCAGCAAGCCCGGTAGAGTTCCAGGGTAAAAAACCTCATGTTCAGCAACGTGTATATCGTCCCGTGAGCAACGCGGCATGAGTGTGCTGCTAAGGCACTGGAGCAAATGGTCAGGATGGTACTTATTCCTGGCCTCTGTTTCAGCATGGCTTTATCTGCTGGCATTAATTTTCAGAGAGGGTTGGATTAAGTGAGAAAGTTAAGCCGACTTGAAAAATATCACATGAACAAGGTTTCAATGCGCAGTCCGTCAAAGATTGTCGCCGTTACTCCTGCGGCGATAGAGATCGAAAAACGCGCGATTGAAAGAGAGAAAAAAGGGCAGTTCCGCATTGCCGCTCACCTTTGGCTTCAGTGTATGGATGTTGCTTCTGGTGATGTTGAGCGTGCAAGGATCGCGGTTCGCAGGGACCAATGTATCACAAAAGGTAACGGCCTTCGCCGTGGCGACTATAGCGGCATAGGATGTTGTGGGGTGGTTTATGACTAAGAAATACACACTAATCTATGCAGATCCACCCTGGGTATACCGGGACAAAGCCGCAGATGGTAATCGCGGTGCCGGTTTTAAATATCCGGTTATGAGTGTGCTGGATATCTGCCGCCTTCCTGTGTGGGATTTGGCCGATGAAAACTGTCTGTTGGCCATGTGGTGGGTGCCAACACAACCACTCGAAGCACTAAAAGTTGTTGAGGCCTGGGGATTCCGTCTGATGACCATGAAGGGATTCACGTGGATAAAATGTGGTAGTCGACAACCAGATAAACTGGTTATGGGTATGGGACACATGACTCGCGCCAATAGTGAAGATTGCCTGTTTGCGGTAAAGGGAAAACTACCTACGCGCATTAATGCAGGGATCGTTCAGTCATTTACCGCACCGCGGCTTGAGCATTCAAGAAAGCCAGATATCGTTCGTGAAAAACTTGTGCAATTATTAGGCGATGTTTCTCGCATTGAACTGTTCGCCCGCCAGACGTCTCATGGCTTCGATGTTTGGGGTAATCAGTGCGAAGACCCGGCAGTGCAACTACACCCTGGATACGCGTTGGATATCGGCGGATTAACAAATGCATTCAGCAATGCTCCGCTGTCACCAACAGACAACCAGGGGCGGGAGCGTGCAGCATGAACCTATATCAACGCATCAATGGCGCTGACTGGTGCAATATCTTCGTCGTCGGCGATCTGCATGGGTGCTACACGCTGCTGATGAACGAACTCGACAAAGTTTCATTCGACCCGGCGCGCGATTTGCTTATTTCCGTTGGTGACCTTGTTGACCGCGGCGCTGAAAACGTCGAATGCCTGGATTTGATTACTATGCCGTGGTTCCGAGCTGTTCGTGGCAACCATGAGCAGATGATGCTGGATGCACTGGTCAACGGCGGAAGTTTCGGACATTGGATGTCAAACGGCGGTGGATGGTGGCACCAACTTGATTCTGAGCAGGATGTGCAACTCAAATACCTTCTGCCAAAGGTTACCAACCTCCCGATGATTATCGAACTGGTTACCGGCAATAAGAAGGTCGTCATCTGCCACGCAGACTACCCGCACAACGAATACGCATTCGATAAGCCAGTACCGGAAGAAATGGTGATATGGAATCGTGAGCGGGTTAGCGACGCGCAGGACGGTATTGTCTCGGAGATAACCGGTGCCGATTTGTTCATCTTCGGTCATACGCCAGCACATCACCCACTGGTGTATGCAAACCAAATGTACATCGACACCGGCGCAGTGTTCTGCGGAAATCTGACGCTTACCAAAGTCCAGGAAGGATAGAATTATTTATTACTGTCTTCCATCCACTTCTCAAACTTCGACGGGGAGAACGGAATCAGATCCGTATGCTCCCCGTCAATCCAGGAATCAATCATATCTGCCCACTGCTGCAACATGTAGGCGCGCTGTCTGGCGTATTCCGCTTTGTTATATACGGCGCGCACACCTTTCTGCTCATGTGCCAGAGCCTTTTCAATCCAGTCTGAAGGATAACCAGCCTCATGCAATAACGTACTGGCTGTACGGCGCATATCGTGTACGGTGAAGTCCTGAATATGCTCACCATTTTCATTTATTATTTTCACCGTTCTGTCGATCAGAGAGTTCAGCGCGGCATTAGATAATGGCTTCCGGAAGTTGTAACGACCAGGAACCAGATATTCACTTCCACCAGCGCACATCTGCAGCCCGACCAATATATCCTGTGCCTGTTTAGGCAGGTAAATAACGTGCGCCCGGCTTCCCTTCATGCGGTCTGAAGGAATTGTCCATGTCCATTTTTTAAAATCTATTTCGTCCCACGTTGCATTGGTGAATTCGCCTTTACGAACCATAGTGATAAGCACCAGCTTTAAAGCCATTTTCATAGTGCCCATAGCACCAATGGCATCCAGCGTGCGGAAGAACAGACCAATTTCTTCTGGTGTCAGTGTTCGCTCTCGTGGTTTAAATATGGCGATAGACGAAGGTTTAATGTCAGCAGCAGGATTAAACAAACCATGACCACGGTCATTGGCATGACGGTATACGCTGCTGATGATCTCCCTGGCCTGCACTGCTGTTGCCCGGCCGCCGCGTTCGACAATCCGGTCACACAAATCACGAACCATCGATGTGGTAATTTCAGCCATCATTTTGTTACCAAGAACAGGAAGTATGTCACGGTCGATCACCGCCTGCTTCATTGCGCGGGTACTGTCAGCCAGGATGACGTGTTTCATATAACTGTCGGTATGTACCGCAAACGTCTCGGCACCACGAATCTTTTTGATACCGTCACGTTTAGCCGCAGCCGGTGACTGGCCTGCTTTAAGCAGCTTCTTTGCAGCAATCAGTTCTTCTCGCGCTTCTGCCAGGCTGATACCGTCACGCCCATACTGCCCAATTACCAGTGTTTCGCGGCGACCGTTGATACGGTAGTCATAGCGAAACGAGACCGTACCTGACGTAAGCACAGCTACATACAGCCCGTCACGATCGGAGACTTTGTACAGTTTGTCCTGCGGCTTGAGGTTTTTTAATTTTGTATCGGTAAGCAC